TTAATTGGCCACTAACACGCGCTGAGTAAAGCGCCAGTTGGCCAGGCGCTGGTTGTCCAGAATGCCGCGCTCTTTCATGGCGCGGATCAGTTTGCGAGGGCCCAGGTTCAGCAGCTTGGCGGCTTCCTGGAGCGTGATGGTTTCCGGAATCATGCGGCCTCCCTGTCTCCGGTGTGGAGATCTGCACCGTTGTTGAGCTGGATGATTGGGTGGTCGTCGGCATCCCGACGGTTGGAAACCCGCACCCGGGCAACTCGCGGTGTGCGGACAGTGGCTGGCTGGTCGCCGGTACCGGGCATGGCATTGCCCAGAATCAACAGGCCGATAGCCAGTTGCCGGGCTTTTACCAGGCCGTTCTTGAACGCGCGGCTGATCAGCAGTTGCCGGTTTGGTGCATCGAAATTGCGGAGCAACCGCGCCATGTGAAACTTCACCGTGCCGAGCGTGATGCCCAGCAACATGGCAATGGAGTCGTTCTCTTTGCCTTCCACTACCCAGACCAGAACCTGCCGCTGGCGCGGGGTGAGGGTGTTGTCTGGGTCGTGGATTTCGAATTCTGAGCCGCTAAAAGTAGTCATACGCATATCCGCGATTACGTTTAGTTATATTGCGAAAGGTAGCGTTATACTAATCAGCAGTCAAGAAAAGTGGTGTTATTTTTTGCTTTTTGTGGAGGATTAAGAAATTGGTGAGTAGGCGAGGGCGGTGATTTGGGCATAAAAAAAGCCCCGGAGGCGTTGGCCTGCGGGGCTTTGGTGGGGCGATGAAGTGTCTGGTCTAAGGAGCAGAACTCGGCTCAAGCCTTTCTAGCGTCTTTATGGCTTCTTGCAATGATTCGAGCTGAAAATCGTCGTCTATCAGAAAGTCCGCGATAGTGGATTGGAGCTTGTTTTGATCTTCCGTGGAGGGGAGGTTTGGAGCGCACTCCGTAGTTGCTAGTTGGTCTGAGATGCGCTTCAGATTGTCTAGCTGTGCATTGAGCAATGACTCGGCCTCAGCCAATCTCCTGCGCTTGAGTTCTAGTTGTTGTTGGGCTGCTTTGGTGTCGATCACAGCAGACTTCAGTTCGAGTTTATATTTGTCATACTCCAAGGATATGCTCGACGCCATGCCTGCCAAGACTATAATCGCCGTCGTGGCTGCTGCCATGCATAAGCTGAGCGTATACCAAAAAACGTTAGGGATATTGTGCATTCGTTATCGCCTCGCGCCTTACATTGTTTGTGCCGGTTAATTTCGTATGGTCGGTGGTCAGCTCTTCGGCATGGCTTCAAGCATTTGCGTTAACGCTGAAGCAAGCTCCGGGGTCAATTGGCCAGATTCTGTCAGCTGGCTTTGTCTATGAATCAAGTCCGCGTGTTGTTGTGATGCTTGGATCATTGCCAGCACTGAACGTTCGAGGCTGGTGTTATCGTTGCCAAGCTTTGGACCTTCTCCAAATGCCAGCCACCAGAAATTGAATCCGGTGATTGCTGACAGTTCCTTGATATGATCAATTTGAATTCCGCCGCGTCTCGTCCAGTTCAGGACGGAAGTTCTGGCAACGCCAATTTTGTCAGCAATCCGACTCATGGGGACGCCGGATATTTTGATGGCCTCTCGAATTCTCTGGGCTCTGGTTAGCGTCGGCTCGGATTTGTCGGCCATGGGCGGGTCTCTCAATGGTTCTTTGTATGGTGCCTTCCAGGAACTGAGTAAGATGTCTTGCCATGTCAGTGGTCAGGACTCCCGCTTGGGTGCTCTGTGTCAGGATATCAATCAGTGCGGCGTGTTCGTTAGATGCTGTTGCAACGCGATCGGACGAGATCGCGTGCTGGCTCAGGTCAGTATCATCTTTCGAATGCTTGGGCCCTTCACCGAACGCAAGCCACCAGAACCGATAACCTGTTATGTCTGCCAGGCCTCTCAGGTTATCTACTGTTATGGCTCCGCGCTTTTTCCAATTGAGTACAGATGTGCGGGATGCAGATAGCAGGCTGGCTATCTCGTGAGCTTTGAGCGGCCCATTTTCAATGGCTTCAGTGAGGCGTGCGGCTCGTCCGTCCGTGGTATTTAGGTCTGTCATTCGTCCTTTCTGGTCGTTGCAAATGCATTCAGGGTTTGTGTCAGCCCCTCGGCGGCAGCAGGGGTCAGTATGCCGGCATGTGTTAGGTGCGAGATGCACTCTGCAAAGCGGGCATGCTCTGGTGAGCACTTTGAAATACTCATTAATGGGTTGTCGAACTCTGCGCTGTCTTCCGTGCTGGAGTAGGTTTTGGGGCCCTCTCCGAAGGCAAGCCACCAAAAGCGATAACCGGTCAGCTGGGCAAAGCCGCGAAGGTTGTCCAGATTAATGTTTCCTTTCTTTTTCCAGTTCAGCACAGATGTGCGGGCTACTTTCATCGTGTCAGCGATCTCGCTCATTGCGAGAGGGCCGTTCTCGATGGCTTCCCGGATTCTTGCAGCTCTGGCATCAAAGTCTCGTTCATTCATAACGCAATATTAGCCTTTTACTACTTCCCAAGTAAGACAAACAAACTTGATCAAAAATTAGGATGACGCTACTCTACTAAAGCTTATTCGGAGGATGCGTATGACTGATTGTGTTTTTGACCAGGTGGTTGAGTGCCTGGGGACGAAAGTTGAGGTGGCTCGCGTATGCGGTATCAGGCCGCCCACGCTTCAAGGTTGGACAAGAATTCCTGCTCATCATGTGTTGGCCCTCGAGGAAGCGATTAAAGAGAGGGGTGGCGAGATCGATCGCTACTCCATGCGGCCAGATATTTACGGCCAGTCTCCAGAGTCTACCGAGCAGGCCTCGGTGGCATAACTAACCAAGTGGATGAGGTGAGCATGCCAAAGCTGACTGCAGAACAGATTGAAGACATATTGTCCCGTGGCAAATGTGCGGCGGAGGAAGTTGGGCTTACCGGGGAAGAAGCGGAAGCCGAAAGAGAGCGGCAAATTGACAAGCGAATTTCTCAGCTTGAAATTTCGCATCCGTTTTATGGTGACCCTACGTGGCCATCACCGATCGAGAGCTTGATCAGAAAGGCGGTGTTTTACGTTCTGAATGATCGCCCCAGCAAAACTTTTGAACTAAGGCTCATGTGGCCATTCACGGAGTGGGAGCATCCGAGAGATCCTCGGAATGAATCTGTTCAGCTTATTGGCATGGTTGTCGAGGAGCTGGTGGCGCTGCTTCCGCCGGAGGCGCTTGAGCGAATTGCTGAGCGTCGGCATGGCAGCTTGATGCACCGCTGTCGCAATTTCCCGCAGCATGATGGCTACCTGGCCCCGCATCTTAGTGAAAGTGACCGCAAGCGGAAGCTTGAGGAAAGTGCAGGGCTCAGGGGCAAAAAGCCGAAGTCTCAGAGTTTTCAGACCTGCCCGGCTTGCTCGGCCAAAAGGAAGGCTTCTGCTGACGAGTCTGCCGGTTCCCATAAGTCGAGGCAGCCCATGCCGTCTGAGAATTCGTGAACGCCAACCACGCAATAGTGAAAGTCTGCACCGGGCGCAAGTTGGATGGTGTCGCCAATCTTGATCAGCCCGGTGGCTTCGTATGTTTCGGGCTGTGAGTCGTCACTGCTTTTCCGGAAGTGCAAGTGGTATTCCATTGGGCTTCTCCCTTCCATGTTATGGAGCCCTGAAAGTACCAAAACCGAAAAGAACAAACCATGAACAGAGCGCAAACAATTAAGCATGGGTGCTTGATAACGGGAGGTTGGCATGCGTTCACAGTGGAATGATGCGGAAGATGGCGCCCTGCAGGGGCTTTCGGCGGAAGCCCAGGTGATTTACCTGCGTGGGTTTCGGCGCTACATGAATTACGCCACCGGCGTGGCCGGCGGGCCTGCCCGTAAGCTGTCGTACAAGGCTTTGGCGGAACTGATCTCGGTAGACCCGGACTGGGGCAGCCAGCGCAGCCGAACCGATACGCCAACCGTTGGCCGTGTGCGTGCCCGGGTGGCAGAGCTGGAGCGGGCAGGGCTGGTGGTGAATCACGATTCCTGCCGGAGTAAGGGGCTTGTTTTTAAACTGCCATTGGCGGATGTGGGATTAGTCCGTTCAGAAAAGGAACAACACAGGGAGCAACACAAGGAGCCGCACCGTGAACAACATAGCGGGAAAGTGGTTAACCTCCCGAAAAAACAGGAAATAACGCCCGTTACTACCGAGGGGAGCAACACCGGGAACAACACGGGGAGCAACGCAAGGAACAACACGCATCAGGTAACTACTACTGAACTTAACTCTACTAACGCGGGCGCGCGGAACAATGGAGCATGGCCCGACACCTACCAGCCCCAAACGCCAGAAGAGTGGGGGTCATTCCTTGGCCGGGAACGATGTTGGGCGTACCACAGGGTTTCACGCCCCAAGCTGGTCGCGCTGTACCAGCACTGGACACAGCAGGGGCTAACCATTAGCGATATGCGCCACATTATGGTTAGCGCGGAGGCCAGTCTTGGCCGCGCTCCAGATGGACCGGAGTGGTACCGACCCTTTGCCGAAAGCTATACCCGTGAGCGGGATCGTCTCAATCAGGAAATCCAAAACCAACAGCAGCGAGGTGCCAATGACTCAGGCCCGACAGATTCACGACATCGTTCAAAGCGTGAAGAGCGAACTGCAGTCCAGCGACAGCTTTCCGACCCAGAGTACGCCATTGACCACTGGTGACCGGTTCAGTCAGGAGCAAAAGCGTAAGACGGTTCTGTTTTTTAATCGGTTGCAGCTCATTTATGGACATCGGTTCACCATCCAGTGGTCGGATGAGAAGACTCTAAGGCTGGCGCGGAGGGAATGGGCAGCAGAGATTGACGAATTGAGCTGGGACGAGCTTGAGAGGGCGTTGTCCCAAGCTAAATCAAAGCTGATTGAGGGTGCTGAGGATTTTTATTGGCCAGATGTTGGGCGCATCATCGGGCTGGCTCGGGAGGACAGCCGTGCTGCTCACAAGAGTTTTCCTCCAGCTTTGCCTGAGTCTGATTCGGTGAAGCAATCGAGGCACAAGGCTGCCCAGAGGGGTATGGCTCGGGTGTGGGCCATGTTGGGAGGTGGTCATGCTTAGTGACACCCAAAACCGATTGGCCGCCTGGGGCCACTGGGTGCGTTCTGGTGGTGTGGATCTGGGCGTGAAGGGCGTTAACCTGGCCGTGGGTAGCAGCGTTGCCATGCCAGTATGCCCGGATGATGACGCCATGGATGTCGACCGGGCAGTTGCCCGCCTTAAACAACGCGATCGCATGATGGGCCGGATTGTGACTATGGCCTACCTGGGGCAGTACAGCCAGGCGCGCATTGCAAGGGAATCTGGCGTTGGTAGCAGGGAGCGGGTGCGGTACCTGTTGGGTGCTGGTGAGGCGTGGATTGATTGTGCGCTTCAGGTAGCGTAACGCATATTTGTAATTAGTATTGTTGACATCCTGCATGCAGAAAACTACTCTCTTTCCCGTAAGGTGCAGAAAGTGCATCTGAGGTACTGACAGCTCACCTTGATACTCCTTTAGCCCGGCCAAGTGCCGGGTTTTTTTATGGGTAATTTTTATGAACCGGCAATTGCTTCTCGAACAGCTTCAGCGCCATGAGGGCCTTCGTCTGAAGCCATACCACGATACCGTTGGCAAGCTCACCGTGGGCTATGGCCGCAACCTGGATGACCGTGGCATCAGCCAGGACGAAGCTGAATTCATGCTGGATAACGACATTGATCTGGTGGTGGCTGAGCTGGAACGCATGCCGCTTTACCTGAGCCTGAACCCAGTTCGGCGGACAGTGCTGGTTAACATGGCGTTCAACATGGGCATGCCAACACTGCTCACGTTTAGCCGCATGCTGGGTGCCTTGGGTGAGCAGGACTGGGGCCGTGCCTCTGAAGAGATGCTGGCGAGCAAGTGGGCCCGGCAGGTTGGTGCGCGTGCTGTTGAGCTTGCAGAGCTGATGCGCCGGGGTGAGGCCCTCTGAACGTTGTCGAGAACTACTAACCATGGATAAGAAAATGCCGGAACGGTTGATCCCAGACCTCATTCAGGGGCTGCTGAAGTACAAAGAAGCTTTGCTGGCTGTTGTTATTGGCCTCGTTGGTGGTGGCCTGGCGTTTCTGTCTGATGTGAAGAGCGGCAAGCGGAAGTGGGACCTGACTGCTTTTCTGCTGGCTGTCGCGTCTGCTGGGTTCTTTACGCCTTTTGTTTATATCGTGTGTGTCGACCTGTTCCAGTGGACACCAACCCTGTCTTTGGCTTGCAGCGGCATTGTTGCTCACCTGGGGGCTGATCAGGTCAAGAAGATGTTGATTGCCTTCTTTACCAGGAAGTTCCAATGAAGACTCGACTGATCATTATGGCGGTTGTTGCTCTTGGCCTGGCGTCCACTGGCTGGGCTTCCCGTGGCTGGTTTGAGGATGCCAAGCGCCTGGCTGTGGCTGAAGACCGGCAGGAACTGGCAGAGCAGATTCGGGGTGATGTCTCTGGCATTGCCAAAAGTGTTGAACAGCGCCTTGGTGAGCTGCAGGCCAATGAACGCATTATCGACCGGGGGATTATCCGTGAGATCCAGAAGCCAATTTATCAGCGCGTGTGTGCTGAGCCTGCTGTTGTCCGCATGCTCAACGCAGCCCTCCGGGGTGAGCCTGAGCCCGGATCAGCAGAACCTGTTGAGGAAGTGCCCGAAGGTGCCAGCACAGCTGCGCAACGGGAAGGGCGGGGAGATGGTGCTGGTGATTAAGGACGTTGCCTCCGTGTACCAGGACTGTGCCACCAGGCATAACGGGCTGGTTGATGCCCTGGGTGAGTATTGATGCCTGCGGCTATACCAACACCCTGCCGGGCAGGCACTTGCCCGGCTGTGACTACCAACCGTAATGGTTACTGTGAGGAGCATCAGAGTAAGGCCAGCGGTTGGATGAATCAGGATCGTGGTAGCAGTACCCAGCGTGGTTATGGTGGCCGGTGGAAGAAGATCCGAGAGCGGATCATGGAGAGAGATAAGGGGCTTTGTCAGCCTCATCTGCGCAAGGATCAGATTATGCCGGCTGTTGCTGTAGACCACATCGTGCCGAAGGCAGAAGGCGGAACTGATGATGACGATAACCTGGAAGCAATTTGTAAGTCCTGCCACAAACTGAAAACGCAGGAAGAATCAAAGCGTGGCCGGGTTCGAGTACGGACCCGGGGGCGGGGTCAAAACTCTGTGGGGTAGAAGGCGTCGACCGCTGTCTGTCCGTGATTTTTTTCGATGGCAAAATTGAGGTAGGGGGGGTATCCGAAAGGGTGCCCCTTTTTTTTATGACTGCAGGACGTAGACCAAAGCCGGCACAGCTCAAAGTCCTGGAAGGGAACTTCAGAAAGGACAGAGATAAACACGGTGCTAATGAGCAGCGCCCGATCGGCCTGCCGGAATGCCCGAAGTGGTTACCACGGGCGGCAAAGAAATACTGGAACGAAGTGGGGCCCCAGCTGGAGCAAGCCGGGCTGATTTCGCTTCTGGACCAGGCGGCGTTTTCAGCACACTGCGATTCCTTCGGCAAGTTTGAGGAAATCACCAAAAAGCTGAAGCGCCTGGAGGACATGATTGACCACACGCCGCAAAACTACGCAGTGCAGTCGGTGTACTTCCAGATCCGAAACAAGCTGTGGGACCAGGTAATGAAGAGCGCCAACGAGTTTGGTTTGACGCCGGCCGGTGCCAGCAAGGTGAAAGCCCAGTCTCAGGGCCAGATGGATTTTGGCGGCTTTGAGGACATGTGATGGCTCGGGATTACGTTGCCATCGCGGTGGATTACGCGAACGCGGTTGTTAGCGGTGAGATTCCCGCCTGCAAGTGGGTTCAGCTTGCCTGCCATCGCCAGCTTCGTGACCTGGAGCGTGAGGGCACTGAAGACTTCCCCTATTGGTGGGAGCCGCAGCTGGCCAACCGGGTTTGCCACTTCATTGAATTGCTGCCCCATGTGAAGGGGGAATGGGCGCGAGAACGCAAGCGGCTGGAGCTGGCGCCCTGGCAGATCTTCCGGATTACCACCGTGTTCGGGTGGATCAATGAGGAAGGGTACCGCCGGTTCAAGACGGCATACAGTGAGATCCCGCGTAAGAACGGTAAGTCGAGCGAGACCTCCGGTGTGGCTTTGTACCTGCTGACGGCTGACGGTGAGCCGGGTGCGGAAGTGTACAGCGCGGCCACCAACCGTGAACAGGCGCAGATCACCTGGAAGGACGCGAAGCAAATGGTGGATCGAACGCCAGGCATAAGGGCTCGCTTCGGTGTGGCCACTAGTTCGAACACGGTGTTTGTGGAACAGACCAACAGCGTGTTTCGCCCTCTAAGTCGGGACCAAGGCGGGAACCATGATGGCTTGAACGTGCATGGCGGCATGATTGATGAACTGCATGCCCACAAGACGCGGGAGATCTTCGACGTTATCGAGACCGGTACCGGCGCCCGTAAACAGCCATTGCTATGGCTCATCACTACCGCCGGCCCAAACCGTAACGGCATCTGCTACGAGCAGCGGGCCTATGTGACCAAGATCCTGCAAGGCGTTGTTCAGGATGAGAGTTACTTCGGGATCATTTACACCATTGATGATGACGATGACTGGACTGAGCCAGCCAGTTGGGCCAAGGCGAACCCCAACTGGGGGGTGTCGGTAAACCCGGAAGACATCGAACGCAAAGCCCGCAAGGCCATGGTCATGGCTGCGGCGACGAATAATTTCCTGACCAAGCACCTGAACGTATGGACTAACGCGGACACCGCCTGGATGGACCTGCAGGCGTGGGAAAAATGCGGCAACCCAAACCTGGCTCTGGAACAGTTTGAAGGGCGCAAGTGTTGGATCGGTCTGGATCTGGCCAGCAAAGTCGACGTGGCTACCTTGGTGGTTCTGATTGAGGATGACGATGGCGGGTTCACGGCCTTTGTGAAGTACTACGTTCCGGAGGAGGCTGCTGAAGATGGGCGGAATCAGCACTACGCCGGTTGGGCGCGACAAGGCTTAATCACTCTGACTCCGGGTGCAGTAATAGATTTCGCGTTCATCGAAGACGACCTCAGAGAGCTGGCTGTTCTTTTGGACATCCAGGATGTTGCTTTTGACCCATGGCAGGCCATTTACCTGGCCACCCGAATGCAGGAAGAAGGCTTGCCCATGGTGGAGTACCGGCAAACGGTCGCGAATATGAGCGAACCAATGAAAACGCTGGAAGCGCTCACTCTTGACAGAAAAATTCGCCACAACGGTGACCCGGTGCTGACCTGGATGATGTCCAACGTGGTGGCTCACCTGGATGCGAAAGACAACATCTATCCACGGAAAGAGTTTCCGGAAAACAAGATTGATGCGGTTGTGGCATTAATCATGGCGCTGGGGCGCGCTATCCGACAGCAGGAACCTGAATCTCAGTACGTTGACACTTCATTTGTAGGGCTTCTTTGATGGGACTGTTATTACGCAAGCAAGCACCGGTTGAGTCGCAACAGGAACCTTCTATGGAGCTGATGCGGCTGGAAGCAGAGCTGGAAAATACCCAGCGAGATATGGCTAACATCAGGAATGAAACCCAGAACTGGAGTTCCGGTTACGAAGCACTGCACGAATTGTTCGCCGCTCAGGCGAGCGTGGCCGGTGTTCACGTAGACGACCACACCGCAATGCGAGTGTCTGCGGTATATGCCTGTGTTCGGATCATTGCTGGTGCAATTGGCAGCCTGCCGTTCCAGGTGTATCGCAACACGGACAGCCACCGGGAACGTTTCAGCCAGCATCCGCTGTATCGGGTAATTCACACTGAGCCGAATCCACAGCTGTCCGCCGTGGTGTACTGGGAAACTGTGGTCAGCCACATATTGCTGGCGGGCAATCACTTCAGCTTGATCGCCCGTACCCGTGGCGGCCAACCGCTGGGGCTTCTTCCGCTCAAACCCAGCCGGGTAGAGGTAGACGAGCGCAATGGCCGGCTGGTGTATTTTGTCTGGTTCGATGACGGCACCTGGGCTGGCTATGACCAGGATGACATTCTTCATATTCCTGGTGTGGGTTGGGATGGCCGCCGTGGGCTGTCAGTGATCCGAAGTGTTGGCCAGAACAGCATTGGTACCGCACTGGCTGCTGATGAGTACAGCGGCAAATTCTTCGCTAACGATTCCACGCCTCGCGGCTATATCCGCTTTCCGGACGGCAAGAAATTGACCGATGACCAGGCCCGCGTTATCCGGGATTACTGGTTTGAAAAGCATCAAGGCCTGAGCAATAAGCACCTGCCGGCCTTCATCCCCGATGGCGGCGAATTCAAAGAAATCGAAATGTCGGCTGAAGATTCCCAGCTGATAGAAACCCGAAAGTTCCAGGTGAAGGACATTGCCCGGATCTTTGGGGTACCGCCCCACATGATTGGCGACACGGAATCTTCCAGCAGCTGGGGCACCGGTATCGAGCAGCAATCCATTGGCTTTGTGCAATACACCTTGAAGCCTCACCTGACACGCATTGAACAAGAAGTTAACCGAAAGCTTTTCCGTTCCGCTGAGTACTTTGCTGAATTCAACGTGTCGGGCCTGCTGAGGGGAGACATCAAGGGCCGTAACGAGGCCTACAAGATTGCGCTGGGTGGTAACCAGCAAGTGGGCTACATGACGGTAAACGAAGTCCGGGCCCTGGAAAATCTGCCGCCGATCGAAGGCGGTAATGAACTCTACAAACCCGTAACCGGAGGACAGCCCAGTGCGCAACAAACTGATGAATCTGATTAAGGATAACCTGCAGGAAAAGCGGGATTTCCGAGTTCGCAGCGAGGGCAATGAAGCAACCCTTTACTTGTATGACGTGATTGATGACTTATGGGGAATCTCGGCAGAGATGGTTGCCCGGGAGCTGGCCGATCTGGATGTCACTACCATTCACCTGCGAGTGAACAGCCCGGGTGGCGATGTCTTCGCCGGCCGTGCCATTCAGACCGTGCTGGCTCAGCATCCCGCCCGTGTTATTGCCCATATTGATGGACTGTCAGCCAGCGCTGCCACATTCGTAACCACCGCTGCTGACGAAATCCGCATGACAGACGGTGGTTTCTACATGATCCACAAGGGCTGGACGATGGAACTCGGTAATGCCGATGACATGCGCAAAATTGCCGGTCTGTTGGATCAGGTAGATGAGAGTATCGCCCGCACTTACGCCACCCGCTCCGGCCGGGCAGAAGACGAAATCATTGCATGGATGGCAGACGAAACCTGGATGTCTGCAGAGGAAGCCAAGGAGCGCGGGCTGGTTGATGTCATCGATGTGGTCACCAAAGGCAGTGCGGCACAGAACATGAGTCGCTTCAACCTCAACGCCTATAGCAAGGCACCCCAAATTACACCGCCTGAGCCAGATCATCAGGCATACCGGGCGCACCTTGAACGGCGCCTGCAACTGGTTGGCACTTAGCGGGCACCGTTAAGCGCCTGAACAGCCGTCCTCCGGGGCGGTTTTTTTATGTCCGAAATAGGAGCACGACTATGAACCGGTCCATTCAGGCCCTGCGCGAAGAGCGCACCAAACTGGCGGCTGATGCCCGCAAGCTGCTCGATGATGTCGAGCCCGAAAAGTGGAGTGACGAACACAACTCTCAGTACGACAAGCTGGTTGCCAACATCGATAATCTGGATGGCCAGATCAACCGCCACCAGAAGCAGTTGGATATTGAGGCTTCCAACCGTCAATCCATTCAGGATCGGGCAGAGCAGAACGGAATCTCCACAGATGAGGCAGAACACCAGGCTCATCAGGAGAAAGAAATCTTCGCCACCTATATGCGTGGTGGCATGGATGCGCTGAGCATGGAGCAGCGCCAACAGGTACTGGCTAAGGCCCGCCAGGTGCGCGGTGATATGTCCACCGGTACCGGATCTGAAGGCGGCTATCTGGTGCCACGTGAATTCTCCAGCATGATGCTGGAAGCCCTGAAAGACTTCGGTGGCATGCGTGAAGTTGCCAGCATCATCCGCACTAACTCTGGTGCAGGTATGGACTGGCCAACCACAGATGCCACCTCAGAAGAGGGTGAAATTGTTGGTGAAAACGGGTCGGTCTCCCGTCAGGACGCCAACTTCGGTACCAAGTCGCTGGACACCTTCAAATTCAGCTCCAAGGCGATCGCGGTACCGTTCGAGCTGTTGCAGGACAGTGCCATTGATCTGGAAGCCCATATCATCGAACGGCTGCAGCAGCGCCTTGGCCGTGTGACCAACCGCATGTTCACCACCGGTACCGGCTCCGGTCAGCCTGGCGGTGTCGTGGGTGGCTCAGCCAGTGGCCGCATTGCACCGACCGGTCAGACCGCTGATGTCCTGTGGCAAGACCTGCTGCACCTGAAGCACAGCGTAGACCCGGCCTACCGTAACGCCGCCCGCTTCATGTTCCATGACCAGACCCTGAAGCATCTCAAGATGATGAAAGATGACCAGAGCCGGCCGCTGTGGGTACCTGGCGTGGCCATGGGCGAACCGGACACCATTGACGGCTCCGGTTATGTGATCAACCAACACATGCCGGAACTGGCTGCTGACTCCAAGGCGATCCTGTACGGCGATTTCAGCAAGTACATCATTCGCGATGTTATGCAGTTCATGCTGTTCCGCATGACCGACTCTAAGTACACCGAAAAAGGCCAGGTGGGCTTCCTCGCCTTCATGCGCTCCGGTGGTGGACTGATGGACGTTGGCGGCGCGGTGAAGCACTTCGCTACTGCAGCTTCCTGATGATCGGGAGGCTGCGGCCTCCCTGATCTTCCGGTATTTCATGAACCAGCCATAAAGGAAGACCCGACATGGCAGCCAAGAAACAGAACCAGCAAAGCCAGGACTCTGAATCTCAGAAGTCTGGGGCGCCGCAACAGCAGGAACTGGGGCAGGGTGACCAGCAGCAGGAGAATCAGGGGCAAGCGCCTGAAGCTAAACCTGATAACGCTAGCGGTCCTGCAGAGCAGGGCGGTGAGGCGTCGGGTTCAAACCCGGATCCAGCGCCAACACCAGATCCGGGTGATGATGGCGACCAGGACAGCGATACCGAACAGGAAGTGTTTGTGCTGGTGGACCACAACCCACTGGGCCTGAAGTGCGCCACCGTAGCAACAATGCCGGCCTCTCAGGCTGCACGGCTGGAAAAACAGGGCATTGTCGATACGGCTGAAGCGGCCGTCTCTCGTGGCAAAGCTAACCAGCCCGGCGGCACTGGTGGTGATCAAGTCATTGAGGATGACGACTGATGATCACTCTGGCCGAAGCTAAAGCCCACTTGCGAGTCGAGCATGAGGAAGAGGATGCCCTTATCCAGTCGCTGGTGGATGCCGCCGTGCTGAATCTTGAGCACGACACCGGCCGGGCCTTTCGGGTGCGGGAAGAGTCGCTGGTGCTGGACAGCTGGCCGACCACTTTGGTGTTGCCCTGGTGGCCGGTGCGCTCTGTTGTGTCCATCACCTACGTGGACCCGCTGGGCAACACCCAAACGCTGGAAAACTATGCCCTGGATACACGCCGGTTCCCGGCCAAGCTTCGGCCCGCCTACGGTGAAGCCTGGCCAGAGGTGCTCCCGGGTAATGGAGTGGTAGAGATCAAGCTGGAAGTGGGTATGGAAACCCTGCCGGAAGATCTCAAACGGGCTGCTTTGTTGATGGTGGGCCACCTTTACGAACACCGAGAAGCGGTGGTTATCGGCACCATCACCAGTACGCTGCCCATGGCCGTTGAATACCTGGTGCAACCTCACCGGATCATGAGGGTAGGGTGATGCAAGCTGGCAAACTGAAAGACCGCATAACGTTGTTCAGCCCTCGCACCGGCGCCAATCCACCAACCTGGCCGGAAGCTGGCAAAGCCTGGGCCGCCTTTGCGGAACCGAAGAGCGCTGGCCGGGCTGAGCAAACCGGCATTCGTGCCAGTGCCAGTACCTTTGTGCGCATGCGGTACCGGCCTGGCGTCCGGCATGGCCAGCTAATCCAGCGGGATGGCGATTGGTACATCATCGAATCTGTGGAGCCGGGGCAAAGCCGCAGCGAGCTGATTATTTCCGCCCGTCGCATTATCGGCCACGCCGCCACCTATCGGCAGAAAGGCGGCACTGAAGACATCCCCGTGCTGGCCTTTCTCACCCGGGAAAACATCTATGTGGGGCCCATGAGTGAGCCCCGGCACCAGATCGAACTCTTCCAGCCACAGCTGCCATACCCGTGGGGCCGCCGTGGTGACACGGTCACCCTGAACGGTGCCACCTACACCGTAGATGGTGTGGTGGAGGGCAGTGACGACGGCATCACTCTGCGGGTAATGGGGACCTTGTAATGGCAAGGCGTAGACCGGGCATTCAGCTCACCGGCCTTGAATCAGCGGTTGAAAGCTTGCAGAACCAGCCAGCAACAATTCGACGGGCAACGCGGGCAGCCATCAATGACCAGGGCCGCGAAAGCAAGCAAGAACTCGCACAGCAGATTGCTGGCGACGGTATTTCCCGCGCCAAAGCAGGCGGGCAAATCAAGCTCCAGCGAGCCACCAACAAAGACCCGGTAGCCGTGCTGGCTCCAACCAGTCGGAGAATCCCATTCCGGTTTTGGAAAACCACCACCAAAGTCACCGACAGCACCGGCACCCGCGCCAGCGTGTGGATACGTAAGGGCGGGCAGTTGATGCGTGTGTGGGGCTTTGTAAACCCGAAAGCCAAAAAGCGCAGGGTACTCACTCGGTACCGCAAGGCAGGTGAAGACAGAATCCGCGAAGCCTCTGGCCACAGCATCAAGCTGCACTTTCAGGCTGCAGCTGATGACCGGTACCGCAAAGCCGTTGGCGAAAGCCTGAGTGACAAATTCATTCGCCGTTATAACGAGCAGCTGAAAAAATGACCGAAAAAGCCAAAGCCACACAAGTGGTGGACGAAGTGATAGCCCGCCTGAACGACATCAATCAGGCCAATGGCTACGCCACCAATATTCCCGAACTGGTGCAGGATGAAGACCCGGCCCTGTACTTCGACCAGCACACCCCGTTGCCCTGCGTGGGTATTCGCAACCTGTCTGACAGGTTAGCCACCAAGGCCCGCGCTGCAACCAACCAGACACGAACGGTAGAGATCGTGGCTTACGTGGCCCGAGAGCAGGGCGGCCGGGCCAGGCAAGACCATTTGCTGCAAGACATCTACCGCACCCTGTTCAGGCCAGAGAGCATCAAGTTCAACGGCCTGGCTGTCGAGATCGAAGCCGGCGAGGCTCAGCTCGACGATGTGGAGCTCGGCACCAAGATTCTGCCGATCTACCTGCCGATCATCATCACATACAACACCCTGAACTGGAGATAACTCATGGACCAATATCAAGACACTGGCCTCATCTTCGCCGGCAACATCTACATGAGGGAAATTGTAGATGGTGTGCCTGGTGAATATGCTGGCCCTATCAACGTAACACGGCTGGAAATGACCCCGCCTCAGCCAGAATCGGTAGACCGCACCAGCTACCAACGCGACACCTATGGCCAAGTGCTGGACTCCGTAAACCTGCCAGGTGAAGCCCCGCGCATGGCCATGGATTTCGACTCCCTGCCTTCGTCCCAGCTGGCAGACGCCCTGGCCGGTACCACTGAGGATTACAGCGCCACCGTGCAAACCGTAACCGGTGAAGCGATCACGCTGAAGCAAGGCACCTGGAAAAAGCTGCCATTCCCGAACGTAGACACAGCAACCATCAGCGTAACGCTGGACTCAGATGGCACCACCGAGCTGGTTCGCGGTACCGATTACGATGTTGAGCCAACCAGTGGCCTGATCCGCGCCCTGAACGAAACCGGCGCAGTTGCTGTGGCGGTGGATTTCGACACCGTGCAGGCCTCTGGCCAGCGCATCCTTGGTGCCACCGAGATCTCCAAAAAGCGCGAGATCATCATGGATGGCAAGAACCTGGTAACCGGCAAGAACGCACTGGTCACAATCCACAGCGCTTCCTTCAGTGCCACTCAGGCGCTGGACTTGATGGCCAGGGAATTTATCAGTGGCACCCTGGAAGGAACCATGACCACCCCGGCCGGGGAGAAGAGCCCTTACGACATTGTGATGCACGAGTAATCACACCGGGCGGCTCCGGCCGCCTGGCTTTCCATCACTAACACGAGCCATCACTAATACCAGGAGAACACCATGACCAAAGTAACTCAGGACACACCGGGGCTGGTTGAAGCAACGTTGAAGAAACCGCACCGGCACAACGGTAAAGAATGCGCCGTCGGTGAAAAGATTGAGCTCACCAAAGCCCAGGCGGAGCGCCTGACCCGGCGCAAAGTTATCTAATTCACCCCATAACCTCACTGCAATCTGCACCCCGCTACGGCGGGGTTTTTGTGTTTGGAGCACCCATGGCCAGCCAGAAGCAAGAAGTTGAACTGCTGATCAAAGCCGGTACCGAAGGCCTGAAGTCTCTTGGTCAGCTGGTGAAAGAACTGGAGTCCCTGGGAGAAGACACCGGCGAAGCCAGCGAAAAGCTGGAAGGCCTCGCCGGTGCTCTGGATGAACTGCGCAGCCAACAGAAACTGGTGCGCCAGTTCGCTGACCTGAAGGGTCAAACGAAAGAGCTGGCGGACCAACAGGCCAAGGCAAAGGATCGCGCCACGGAACTGGGCCGCGCCCTGGCTCAAACCGAAAAGCCAACCCGGGCACAACGTAACGAATTCGAAAAAGCCAAAAAGGCAGCGCGCGGCGCGGAAGCTGCCTGGCAAGACAATCAGATACAACTAAACGGCCTGCGGGATTCCCTCGGGGAAGCGGGTATTAGCACCCGAGACCTGGCCAGCGAACAGCAACGCATTAAACGGGAAATTGCCGGTGTAGACGATGAAATCGGTGGCGTTACCCGCGAACTTATCCAGATGCGGGACCAATCCAAAAGCGCCGCCAAAGGCTCCCGGGAGCTGGGTGATGATGTTCAGGAATCTGGCAAAAAGGTCAGCAAGTTCCGTGAACGCCTGAATGGCCTGAGCCCGATACTGGGTAAGGTTGGGGCCGGCCTGAAAACCGCTGGTATAGCCGTGGCCGGTTTTCTGGCTGCAGCTGGTGCCTCGGCTGCCACCATGACCATCTTCAGCAAAGGCCAGGCAAAGCTGGCTGATGAGGTTACCAATACCGGCGAAGAGCTGGATATTTCCCGTAAGAAGCTTCAGCTGTGGCGTATCGCTGGCGATAGGGTGGGGCTTTCTGGTGAGAAAGTTGCGGATATTCTCAAAAGCGTCACCGAGCGGTTAGGTGAGTTTAGTCGGACTGGTGGCGGTGAAGCGGCTGAAGTAATGAACACCCTGAACCTTAAGATTCAGGAGTTCAGGGATCTGAGCCCAGATGAGCAAATGCTCAAGCTTGGCCAGGCCATTGGCGAACTGAGCAGCAAATCAGAGCAGGTCGCGTTGCTCGAAAAACTGGCCAGTGATGCGAGCCGGTTGCAGCCACTGCTGGATGACAATGCCGCCGGCTTGCGCGCTATTTTCGAGCAGGCAGAGCAGGAAGGTGCCATCTACTCAGAGAAAGAGCTGAATAAGCTCAACCGCGCCAACGACATCTACAACAAGATTGACCTCAAGATCCGTGGCCTGACCGCCCGCGTGGGTGCCGAACTCGCCCCGGTTGTGGCAGACGCCACCGACAAAGTGGTGGAGCTGTTCGATCAGTCCGGCGCCGGTGAAAAGCTGGTGAACCTGTTTGAGCGCCTGAGTGATTCCGCCATTGGCTTCATGGAGCAGCTGTCTGATAGATCCAGCTCCATAAACGAGAAGCTCTCCACGCTGACCAGTACACTCTCATTTTTGGGCAACACCGCAACGGCTGTATTCCGTGGTGCCCAGGCAACGGCCGCTTACTTCCTGACATTCGTTACAACTGGCATTGCCGGTGTGATGAGCGCTGCTCAGGGCCTGGCGTTTGCCCTGAACAAAGTGGGCGTGGTGTCTGATTCTGCTTATCGCAATATCGCGGCGAAGGCAGAGGCTGCCCGTGCCTCGGTTGTGGATCTCCAGGAGAAAACACTGGAGTACGGCACTAAGTCTGCAGAGGCGGCGGCCGCTGCTGTTGATGCATTCAAGAAAACTGAAACCGCTGCGAAAGAAACCGCTGACGAGGTGGATAAGTCAGTTGGCACGCTCACCACTTTGCCGGAAGACATTAAAGCGGCTGGCGAGGCCGGCGAACAGGCGCTTCGCCGCCAGAAAGATGAAGCCCGCCGGGCCCGCAAGGATCTGAACGACTACGGCGTGGATGCCCACCAGGTGCTGACCGGTATCAGCACTGACGCTCAGAAGGCTATTGATGGTCTCGGCGGTATGGCGGAGAACGCTCGCAAGGTAGGTGAGACCAGTGAGGAGGCTGCCAAGGTTTTCGAGGCCAGCTTCATGGAGGCCCTGGGCCAAGTGAATTCAGAGAAGGGCCTGAAAGCCCTTCAGAAAGAAATCGAATCCCTGAAGGAATCTGGCGAAATCGGCGCGACGGGCGCCAATGCTGCCCTATCCAAAATCCAGAAGAAAATGCTGGAGTTGAAAGGCCTGACCCTTGATTTGAACACCGGCCTCGGGGAGGGCATGGAGAGTGTTCAGAAGGATGGCCAGAAGGCCAAGGAAGAAATCGAGAGCTTGTCCCAAACCATGGGCAACTCCAGCAAAGAAGCCCAGCAATTCAAAGAAAAGTGGCGAGACGCCTGGGGCGGCGCATTCGGCAAAGCCATCTCCAATGCGCGCGAAAAAGTAACCGCTCTCAGCAACGCTGCCCGCAACCTCTTTGAAATGAAGATCGGCGGCAACGCCTTTGTGAAAGAAAGCCAGTCCGCCGATGAAGCCCTGCAAAAGGCCACCCAACGAGTCCACGAACTCGCCAGCGCCCGCCGCCGGCTGATGAACAGCTCCCTCGGTGCCTGGTTTGCAGACACCGCCCTGAAAGCAGCCGAAGTAGAGCAGAAATTCTGGTCCCAGGCCGCCGCCATGGAAAACCTCACCGAAAAGGTGAACAGCGGTGCTTACTCCATGAGCCAGCTGGACCGCATGAGCCAAAGTGCAGCCAACCGGTTTGATCTGCTCGATGACCAGCAACTCAGCGGCCTGCAACAAGCCATCGACAGCGCCCGGCAAAAGCTCGACTCCCTCAACTCCAGCGCAGACAGCACCCTCAGCAGCCTGCAGCAACGGCTGGCGGATATCCGGGGTGACACCGAGGAAGCCCAGCGCATTCAGTATGAAGCCGAGCGGGAGCGCTTGCAGGCCCAGCTGGAGCAGGCCCGCAAAGCCGGTGCCACGGATGCGGCCGCAGACTACCAGCGCTCACTCGACACCCTGGAACAAATTTACAAGGTCGAGCAGAAGAACCGGCGCGAGGCCGAAAACGAACGCGAGAAAGCCGCAGCCGACAGGGCCCGTGAGCAGGAGATGGCTAACCTCCAGCGCCAGGAGAATCAGCGCGCTCTCAACCAAACCACCACTAGCCAGCCCAGCACCCAGCCCTTGAAGACCATTAACGTCAACCTCGGGGGCGAAACCTTCCGCGTGCTGGCGGACGACGAAACCGACTTTCTCAAAGCGCTCGAAAACGCACGAGGTACCGCCGCATGATCACCCTCTCAGACGGCACCGAAACCATAGAACTGCCCGAAGACCTCAACTGGGCAGACCGCCACTGGTCACCCGTGGCGCAGGCTTTTACCCGCTCAGTTACCGGTAAGCCCATCATCCAGGAGGCAGCCAGCCAACAAGGCCGGCCCATCACCCTGGAGCCGCCAACCAACGGCGGCTGGATGCTGGCCAGCAATGAACCGCAGATTACCACCTGGCACGACACCCCGGGCCAAAAGCTCACCCTGGACTACCACGGCGAAACCCACACCGTGCAGTTCCGCCACCACGACGGCCAGGGCTACGAAAGCACCCCCGTGCGCTACGTGATCAAACCAGCACAAGACCCCGGCCACCAGGTCATCCCCACATTCCGATTCATCACCGTGGAGCCGTAATCCATGCCCATCCAAGAAGAGAACATCAAATTCCTGGCCAGCCAGGTCATGGACGACGTGCCAGAAGGCGGCGGGGCTGCCACCGGCAACGAAATCCCCGATGGCGAAATGAACAACGTGTACCCGGACATCAGCGATCTGGACCGGGCTATGGGTCGCTTCAACCTGCGCAAGCTATTCCTGGCCGTCCGCACCCTAAGCACGGACCTTTTCGGCGGCGCCAAAACTGTGGTCACCGCCCTGCCAGAAGACCCGGCCATCGGCTACACCCTGTTCACCACCGATGACCCGTTCGACACCCGGGAGCAAGCCGCCAACCGCGTGGAAGCCTACCTGTTCAAGGGGCCGATGTGGCACGGCGCATTGTTTGAGAACCACATCGAGGGGATGCGGCAAATCCGGATCATTCAGCGGGATGAAAGCACCACGCTGCCACCGCGAGGGAAAACCCTCTGCCTGGTACAAAACGAAGGTGAACCGGGAGAAAAGGAGCAGTACGTTCGGGTAACCGATGTCAGTGCCGAAATGCAGACGTTCACCGGTGAAGGCGGGCAACCCTTCCAGCGCCTGATTGTATCGCTGGATCTTTCCGATGCGCTGCGCTTCGATTTCACCGGTCATCAGGTGAACGAGTACGACAATTACAACTACAGCATCGGGGCTCGCCTGCGAGATACCACCGTGGCCGATGCCACCCGCTACTTCGGCGCCCAATACCTGCAGGCTGCTGCCAGCATTGGTGACTACAGTTTGCGGGCTCAATCCATGTTTACCCAACTGGTGCCGGCGGCACAGAGTGAGGAGCCTGTCACCAACCAGGCCCTGAACCCCGAAATCATCCGTACCATCAATGCCGGCACCCGCGATGTGGAAGTGCCCCAGCAAGCCCATAGCTGGGCGCGGGTAATCACCCCCGAAAACCGCTCCCGCAACATCGTTCAAACCCTGTCGCCCATACCGGCGCCCGGAAGCCTGAATTTTTCGTTCATGGCGCAGGGCAACTTCTACACCCTGACTGATAACGGGGAGGGCCAGATATCCGGCAGCGATCCATCAATCGGCGTGGGCACTATCGATTACACCACCGGTGCGGCAAGCATCACCATGGGCGCCCTGCCAGACGTAGGCAGCAGCGTGATTATGATTTTTGCCAGCCCGGTGCATTTTGAAAAGCTGGCGGGCCACACCGATATAGATGCCGGAATAACCGTTGAGCAAAGCGTAGGTGAGCCGTTCAAGCCGGGCACGCTTGTTATTACCTGGCTTGTTGGCGGGGTGACAAAAACAGCCACCGTTGCAGCCGACGGCACTATTTCAGGGGATGCGACCGGCTACGCTAGCGCCGTTACCGGTGACTTCTTGCTGGAGCTGACCACGCCTCCAGATCCTCAGACCAAACTCGGCGTGGATTATGAAAGGCAAACCGCTGAAACAGTCGTGTTCACTGGTGTTTCTGAAACCGATGGTCTGGTGTCTCTAAATCTGGGAGTAGCTGTTGAGCCCGGCACGCTTGAGGCCGAGTGGTATACCGAATCCATCAGAAAGCGGGATTCTGTCATTGTCGCCAGCCGCGGGCTTTGGCCACCGGAAAAGAGAACTAATACAGAATCAACTAGCCGTCGATATCACAATACCGTATCTGATGATGGTGTCGGGGCATGGTTGGGAGCAGCCGGCTCCTTTGATTACCAAAGCGGCTCAGGAACTTTGGGCGTCCTGCCGGACGTGACAGAGAAGAACTGGAGCTCAAGCACCGAAGACTGGGGAGACACCACCAACCAGTCCGGCTCCGATGTCACCAGATTTGCCACAGGCACAGTCACCGTCAGCTATGTGCCAGCCGGTGCAATAGCGACGGCTGTTTCTGCTGAGCTGGACTTGCCTGCTCTTAAGATCCGCGTCCTGCCGCGCCTGCTCGATATTCTGAGTGTTCAGGGTTCCTTGGAATTCACCTGGAACGGTAAAACCTACATTGACCGTCAGGGAGTGATCTATACCGACATCCAGCCCAATGGCAGCGGTACTCCAGTGGGCGCAATGGATTACCTCTCTGGCATTGTAACCCTGGACTACTACGACACCGGCAGTGGGCTGGTGGAAATCACCAGCCTGCTGGGCGTTTACGGCGATTGGTTTACCAGCGAAACCTTTTTCCGGGCACCGGCCGCCCCGCTGATCCCCCAGAGTCTGCAGGTATTGGCCACCACTATCGAGAGCGAACAGATCAGTGCCACCTCCGATGAAGATGGCAACATCGTGGGCGACAAGGCCAAAGGCCAGATTAACTACCAATACGGCACCGCTGAAGTGGAGTTCGGCCAGCTGGTCGAAGACGCCAGCCTGACCGAAGACGAAAAAGCCGAAGACTGGTACGTCCCCGCCAACGTGGACGGCAGCGGGATGATATGGAAGCCAGCCTTCGTGCAACCCAGCACCATGAAATACAACGCGGTCTCCGTGAGCTATATCCCGCTGGACGCCGACATCGTAGGCATAGACGCCGTGCGCCTGCCTGCCGATGGCCGCGTTCCCATTTATCGCCCCGGCGATGTGGTCATGGTCATGCACCCGCAAGACACCGCCCCGCAAACCGCGGCCAATGGCGACACCATCGCCACCCGCCCGCGCGTGGCCTGGATACGGGTGCTGGACGCCAACGGGGAACAGGTTACCACCGGCTACAGCCTTGATAGAGCCACCGGAGTGGTCACCTTTGACGACGTAACCGGCATCGCCCAACCCGTAACCGTCCGCCACACCGTTGGCGATTTGCGGCTGGTGACCGACGTACAGATCACCGGGGACATTACCCTGAGCCGTCCGCTCACCCACGACTACCCAGCGGGAGAAACCATCGTCGCAAGCTGCCTGATCCATGGCGATCGGCGCGCCCGCGTGTCCGGAACCTGGGATCAAGAAACATGGAACGGCACCTGGTCAGACGCCCAACAGGGCGACGAAGCCACCGCCACCCTGAACGTAATCGACCACCCCATCACTGTGACAAACGAGGGCTGCGACACCGACCGCTGGCTGTTCCGCTGCACCAACGCCAGCAGTAATGCCTGGGAGCTAATCAGCGAAAAGCGTGGCCTTGTCTGGAGCGGCACTTACACACAGACCGGTGACGATGTAGCTCCTATAAATCCCCGTACCCGAGGCGAAGACGGCGCCGGCGGTGTCCCGTACATGACCATCCCGGCCGCAGCCAACGGCGGTGGCTGGAGCACCGGCAACGTAATACGCATCAACACCGTGGGCGCCATCGCGGATTTCTGGATTGCCCGCGCCATCCAGCAAAGCGACGAACCGCTGGACGACGGCGCAGACGGCTGCGAAATCTACGCCCTGGGCAACATCAACAGGCCATAACGGAGACAAAATGGACATATCACCAGCACACGAAACGGCGGTGGAGGAAGCCACCCGAATTCCCGCCCTATACGCCCGGCTGGCCCTGCTAAAGCAGACAGACGACCAGTCCACCGACCGGGGCAGCATCGCCCTTTTCGGCGGCACCCGGCCAGCTCCCGGCGAAACGCCGGCCAGCGATCCGGTCGTCGCCATGCTGATGACCGCCAACGCCGGCACCGTAGACGAACAACTCCACCAGCTCGTCCTCGATGCCCCGCTGGAAGGGCAAAACACCGGTGCAGATCCAGACACTGGCACCATCCCTACCTGGGCACGAATCTATACCCCCACCGGGGCGTGGTGGGCCGATGTGTCGGTATCCGTGGAAGGCGACGGCGGGGAAATCCAAATGGTAGCTACCGGCACCGAAGGCGACCCGGCAGAGCCGGTGGTTCGACTTTTTAACGGCGCGTTTGCGCGCCTTTCTTCAGCGATTTTTCAGGGGTGA